GGACCAACGATAGGTTAAGCTTCCCAACGATGACAGGACACTGGCACAGATCTTTGCAAGAGCTCTCTTCACGACTTTCAAGCAACGATTTCTTTGACATCCACAGGAATCATATTATGCCACCCGCTCCACTTTCGGTTAGCCAACGCCTCCAGCATTTTGCTGAGGTGAACTACCTGAGGATGGTAGACAAGTTGCCCTTTAGGTTGTTTCCTCGTGAAACACCTAAGGACTACATCTTGTCTAGCGACGTATTGGCGAGAGCCAAAACGGACGCGCGAATGACACTAAAGTATGATCTCATGTTTCAAGAACAAGCTGACCAAGCAATATCATGGCTAACTTTTGCCATGGTGCCCATTGGCGCTATTTCAGCATTCTTGACCCTCTACACGACTCTCACAGAGAGATCTGAAATACCAAGCCTCAGTGAACTGTTTCGAAGGATGACGTGGTTATGTGTTGACCACGTGTCTATGAAGATGAGGAGCACTTCCGATCTTCGGATGTTGCTTCATGATATTCCGCTGCCAAGGTTGAATGTGCGCGAAAATCATACTCATGGCAAGGCTGCTGCAGCTCGTAGCGCGGCAGTTTCCTTCATGGACGAATTTTCAGCAGCAAGTGGGAGACAAATGTTGTCTTTTAACGGCTCTAATGCCGACTTGCGTTCGGGGCGGACAACCCTAATTCACCACCATTGGGTGAAAGATTTGGACAAACCCTGGACACACGCAGACCCATACGCGCCCAACCAGAATTTGATACTAACAGATGTTGATTATTATGTTGATATGCCACAGTTTTGTGCACGCAACCAAACCAACCCAATTCTGTTGTACACCACAGTGCCAACTGCGGTTTCTGGCGAGTGTGATGAGGTCACATACCATTTTGACTCGAAAGGCCAACTTGTGTATGATGTGTCCGGAGGCGGTAAGTATGTCCACAAGCTGTGGGATTATGGCCATGATTCATTGACCACTATTGAGTGGCTTGGATGGCTACCTTTAAGGTCGACTATGTATTACGTTGAGCGCAAGAGCGTTGATGATGTTCAACAAATTGTTCTTCTCGCGCCGACAAGACATACGTCGAACCTTTTTACCACAGTTTTTGCACTGCTCACACTCCAACATCATGTCTTAGAGCGACTCGACCCACGCGTAGGAGAGTTCGCGAGACTCAAGGTCAAGACTGACAAGGGCACCATGGTGTCCACCGGACGTCTTGATTCTATAGGATCCGTCACTATTAGTGCAGCTGCCGACACGGCAATTGCTGCGCACGCAAGGACAACTACTGTCCCGCTCACAAATGCAACGGTGAGAACGCTCGGTAATGAGGATGAGCGTCTCACGATGACACAGGCGGCAATACTCACTGACTTTCATCGTAATCACTCTTCACAAGTCATGAAGACTGTTTACCCAGTGAATGTTGCAGTAAAGGCGTATCAGTACAATAACAATGTTCTGGTAGAAGACTACAAACCACTTATGAGAGCTTTCATGACTCCTCTTATTGATCAAGGTTACGTGCCATACGACAATGAGGAGAATGAGCTGGCAGGCATTCGTGGACGCATACTTAACGTGCGCACTGATGTGCAAGCGACTCCGTTCATTCGGCGAGTAGCACATGAGTTCGCGGCACTACTGTTCCCTACACCAAACGTCCTCGTTCCCACGTCGCGTGAGGTTGTCTATGAGAGACAATTCAGACCATCACAGCGTAGGATTTTGGAGGTCGCTGAGGGATCCACAGGAGGTGCTAAAACTGCGTTCATGAAGAAGGAAGCGTACCAACAGCCAAAAGATCCACGTCTCATCACCACGATGAAACCTGACTTTAAGGCTGAGTACAGCCAGTTCATATACGCCCTCTCAGATTGGTTGAAGTACCAGGACTGGTATGCATTTGGACAAACCCCCTTGGCAATCTCTGAGCGAGTCGCTCAGATAGCCGGCGAATCCAACTCCATACTTTGTACTGACTTTTCTCGCTTCGACGGCAGAGTTTCCCCTGCTCTGCGTACCGTCGAGGCTATTGTCCTTCATAGAGGCTTTGCTCTTGAGTATCAGGATCGCGTCATGGAACTCCACCGTGACGGACAGACAGGCATGGTGTATGGTAGACACGGCAACTGTTATGAGTCCGGCACGGAAAGGGGTTCCGGCAGTCCTGAGACAAGTGCTCTTAACTCTGTGGCTTCCGCGTTCATTGCGTTTTTAGGAGTTCGAATGACCAGGAAGACGGATGGCAACTACTATAGTCCTCAGGAGGCTTGGGACCTTCTAGGCATCTATGGCGGTGATGACGGACTATCTAGAAACATCCCTGCAGCATCTATGGAGAAAGCTGCTGCATCTGTAGGACAAAAGCTTAAGTGTGACGTCATAGCTCGTGGGGAGTTAGGCGTCACTTTC